CCTTGCGCTGCTCGGGGGTCAGCCGTGCCAGCGCCTGCTCCATCGTTTCCTTGCCTGCCCGGTCCGCCTCCGTGATTTCATCCTTGAATACGATTTCCACGTAGGAGAGCGTATTTGGATGGGCTGGCCATGGGCATTTTTCCCGGCTCGGATAAACCCCCGGTCCCAGTCCGTACAGATTGGCGGTGGCATGCAAGTCGCAGATATCAGGTTCAGGATGTGCTGGGGATAACAGGAAGCGCACCCCGGCAGTGTCGGGATGATCTAATGCTCCGGCGATGTAGGCTTCGCCGTGGGCCCGGTTGATCTCGGTGCGCATCAAGCGCATGGCGTTATCCATCGGGCTGCCGGTGCCGGTCAGCACGCTCGCAACCGTTTTACCGATGCGGGCGCCCTCGGCGGCCTTCATTTTATCGGCGAGTTCCATCGGCACCGACTGTCCCCGCATCAGCAGCTCACGTGCGGCCTGCACTGCACCATGGCCCTCGATGACTGCCATTTCAATTGCGTTGATCACTACGTCGCGCGCATGGCGATCGAGCCTCCATATCCGATCGGACAACTGCAGGCCATCCTCGGCTATGAAAGTGCGCACGAAACGCAGCGCCTCGTCTGATATTCGCATTGCCGCGGCTGAACTCAACATCGCCTCCGACTGCACCCCGGCGCCGGCAGCGGTCAATGGCGCGGTACCGAAGCGCGCCGCATTCTCAAGCCCATTATCAAGCAACGCATGGCGCGCGGATGCCAAAGACCTCAGCCGTTCATTCACCTGCGTCAACACGTCCTGCAGCTGGGCCAGGGCAATGTTTCCATCTCCTCCACCAGCTGCTGCAATGCGCGTGCGCAGATCGGCGGCAGCCTGCTGATAGAGTTGCTGAAGTTCCCGCAGCGCATCAGCATCGAGCCTGTCCATGGAGCGTTGCGCGGTAACGGTGGCGCGCTTGATGGCGGCTTGAACCTGCCTATCGGCCATTGTATGTCATCAAATAGCGCGGCATTGGCGTCACGTCATCCACCGCCCCGATATTCGGGGGGTTGTAGAATCGCTTGCCGTTGAAGTCTTTTCTTCCAAGATGTCTTCCGGAGCGAATAAGGCGGGGGGAGCGCGGCCGGAAATTCGAATCTAGCAGCGGATCAGCGATTATCGTGTTGGTCAAGATGGACGCACGATCCGCACTGTCATATCCATGAATGCAGTTCGTATCTCCGGTAAAGCCTGTGACGTCTGGGAAAATGTCCACTCCATATTGCCCGCGTCCTTTAAGAATATTGTTCGTTACTTCCCCGTTCTTGCAATTCGGGAAGGCAGTTATCTCTCCATTGTTGCGAATCCCTGATGGTCCCAGATTATTATTTGTCAGGGTGTTGTGGTACACCAAGATGCCGTGCGCGGAAGCCATGACGACTCCGGAAGCCTGATTTTCGTACGCAATATTTGCCTCTAAAAGATTTCTGTCTCCCAGATTGCAAGAGATCCCCGCGCCGCCGTTCCGCCAGCATTTATTCCTGCGCACGGTCGAATCGTCCGCACAATTATCCAGAGCAATGCCATGCCCTTCGACAAAAGGCGAGATAGGATCATTGATGTTTTCCCAGGCCTCGTTATCTTCAATCAAAAGGTTATAACAGCGACCCCAGAAATACCGCACATTTTGCGTTGCCGGGTTAGTGACTGAGTTCAGATTGACGTACAGATTTCCACCCGCGACCCCAAACTCTCCCGCCGCTGGGGTGGCAGGGGTGACGGTATTCTTCACCAGGCGGCCGTAGCCATTCACCCCGCTAATCACGTAATAAACGTCCGTTTGGTAGGCCGCGAGTGCGCGATACCAGACAAGCCCGGATTGCGTCCAGCCTGAGGTTGTAAATTCTTGCAGTCGATACTTCGAAGAAAGGCCGTGACCGCCTGCGGGCGCATTGAATCCATTACCCCAGAATTTGCACCTGCGAACGGTCACGTCATGAGCGCCGGCGATCAGCATCCCATGGACGGGGTTATTTCCGTACCCGCAATCCTCAAAAAGATAATCGCCAGTATCGCCAGTTGAGGTGTCCGTTCCACCAAAATGTAGGCCGGTGCCCCCGGCCCCGGGCGCCGCGTTCATAAAAAAACAACGACGAAAAGCGTGCCCCGAGTTCGGAGTTGCCCCGCTCGCGAAAAGATATAGGGTGTACGTCGCACGGTTCAGCGCGTCGAAATATTGGTCCTCCATGTCCACATAGCTCCTGCCGGACATGTTCAGGATGTAGGCGTTGTTCATCGGCCCGGAGGGCGGCGGCGTCCATATTGCGTATGGCACCTGTGAAACTCCATAGACGCCCCATTTTGTACGGTTCGTCGTGCTCGCCCCGGACCCTACCGCAACGTTCGCGCTTGAGGCGACCTGTTGCTTCCCGCGTCTAAAAAGGTATAGATCTCCCTGCGCAGCGCCCGGAAAACCGGAATTCGCAAAGGTATCGTAACTCTGCTTCGGTTTGTCCTGGCTCTTTCCTGTGTTCCCGTCGGAGCCTAAATCCGAATCGAAATACCATGTCGTCATTCTTAATCACTCACGAAGTGAAGAACTCGAAAGTATTCCAGTGTCAACACTTCGCCCGCATTCGCCCTCTGTCCTATTATCTCGACAGTAACGTTGACTGAAAAATCTATGGTGAAGGTCTGTGGGGTGCCCGATCCGGCAACGGCGTAACCGCTGTCATACGGCTGAATCTGTGATTTGAGTGAGTTGCGATTTGACAGTACAAAGAGCGGAGCCTCTCTCGTCGATGTGGTACGAGTCGCTGCGTAGACCGTGACACCGGCTATTTTGATCTTTAGAGTTTTGCTGTTCGCACTCGACGGAAACGTCCATAGCGGTTCGATCTGAAGGATAGAATTTTCACCTAGGACGCCCGCTGCGATGGTAAATGACGCCAGCGTTTCGTCAACGCTAGTAGAAGCGCAGGATAAGGGAACGGACGACCCGGCCAAAATCTCAATTGGCCGGGTAACAAACGGAATATATTTCGACGGAACCTGCTCGAGTTGCATGGCGTTACTCATAAAATCTCCTCATCTGTTTGTTATATCCGTCGCGCTCTCACCCTTGCGCCCATTGCCTGGCGTGATGCTCATCCGCGGGGGATTGGCACCACCCCCCGCGTCGGGGTATGGATCATAGTTTTTGGCTTCCGACTTCCGGCGCTGCTCTACATATGCGGGGTCATACCCGAGTTCTTCCCACACCATTCCTTGAGGCAATCCCAGGGCTTTCAGTTTCAGGCCGCGATCTGTCGTCTGAGTGGCCGTCTCTGTACGCCGCTCGGCGAAGGTGATGGTGAAATCCTCAGCATCGGGATTGATGCCTTTCAGCAGCAGGTGCAGCCGGAAGCCGGCCTCGTATCCGAAAGAAAGGGTATCCTGGAGAACATCCACCTCATCATAGTAATCTCGCTTCAGATCCTCGAGGATGTCGCGGGCAAGACCATCGGTATAACCCATCATGCCCTTGGGCAACGGCGATCCGGAAAAAAATGTATCCAGGAGATGCACTATGTCGCGGATATGGTCCAGATTCACGTCCCCTTGCACAGCCGATACGCCGCCTTCCTTGTTCATGTAATAGTCGGTCGTGATCTCGTGCTGATCCTTTTCCACCTGGGCGCGGTACTTCTCGATATCCTCCTCGGTCGCACCTTTCAGCACATGCGCCAGCCGTAGCGGGGCGCGGGTGCGGCGCCGTATGACCAGGTCTTCTTCGGTCATGGTGAGTTTGCGCCAGGTGGTGCGCGTCGCATCCATGAAGGGGCGACCAAGACTACCCAGGTCGTCGAAATTATCGGGATCGAAACGCGCGTGGAACAATTGCCAAAGCGGAAAGGTTGCCAGCTCCGTTCCGGTCATGACGTCGAACTGGATATAGGCTTTGGTCACATCCTTGAACCGTCCGGATTCATTGATATTCGGCAAGATAGTTTCGGAAGGCATGCGCACACCCGATACCACATTAAATCCTGAGTCCAGGACCCACTGAATCGGCAGATTTCCTTCCATTACCAGGCCGCGCGCGTCGGACTTGAGCTTTTCCACGCGATCCAGCTGCAGGCGGCGCTGGAAATCATCCCATTGCCGAGACAAGATATCGCTTGATTGCGCCTGCTGCATGATGAGCCCGCCCTTGATGGTGTCGCGGGCAATGCGGCTGTGTATCCGCTTGACCCGCCCATCCAGGCGGTCCATCTCCCGCACGTCCAGGATAGCCTGGCGCAGATCTGGATCCACCCACATGAGGCGGTAAAGGTATTTGATCTGATCTTCCGGAGTTGGCCTCCGCCCTATCTCGGATGTCGCTCCGGATTGAGCCGCATTTTCTTGCGGTAATCCTGGATCCTGCTTCACCAGTTTCGGAAACCACCGCTGCAGCAGATTCATGGCAAATCCTTTTTAAATATTTTCACGGTTCTGACATTCCGCCAACCATCTATCAGGCCCAGTTCCACCAGTTCCTTTATTTCGGGCACCAGCTCCGGCATATGCGTCATCACCAGCTGCCTTTTTTCTGCGACGCGCGCCTGATCGATGTCGCTCAGCGGCTGTAATACGCGTGGTGCAGGTGTATTGCTTTCAACTGGTACAGGATTTTTTATGCGTGATTCCCTGCCGGTTGCTCGAGCATATTCATTCATACCGATGCCTCCATCATGTTGCCGGGCTCGGGAACACGATCGCCCAACAGTTGCCCCCGAGATTGGGTGCGGTACCCGATTACCGCCGGCACATCTTCCGCGCCATGAGTCACCAGTGCCCACACGCTGGCGCAGGCCGCGTCGAACAGGTCATCTCCCAGTTTGGCGTTCGCCATTTTGTAACTGGCATAACTCGCCTTAGTGGCCACAGCCTTGATATTCCCCAGTTGCCGCACGAACGCCACCCAATCTGGTGATCCAGATACCGCGGCTGCGGGGGGTAGCCAAGTAGTGTTAGCGGCCTCTTTGGCTTCCGCGATATCGCGGCTATCATCGAAATAGGGGATTGCCGCCTGGCCGTTGTGGAACGTGGCCCGCAGCGCCGTAGCCATGCCATGCTTGATCATGCCTTCGAAGCGAATGGGGGAGAACGGCCATCCGGTCCAGGCGGTTGCAGTACTCTGCCCATCGCTGATCGTGCGGCGATCGATATCCGTAAGTCCGCGGGAGAATAAGCGATCGTTCAAGCTGGTAAGCATTCCCAGGCCATATGCATCTCCCATGGCGTAATCCGGACGGAAATAGTCCCATAGCCCCAGGAGGTCCATTTCTACCACCTTGTCATCCGCGCCGGCTGGCCAGCTTTTTACGAATGGGAACGTCACGTAGTTGCCGATCTGTTCGGAAACCACCAACGCCGATTTCGAGGCCGTGAGGCTCTCTCCATGCCCGCTGTGATCGTAGCCAAACGCCAGTAACCCGCGCTTCTTGTAGCGCCCGCCTGGCATAGGCTCGGCGATTTGCATACGCGCCTGCAGGCCAACGGAAATAGCCTTGCGAATGAATTTTTCCCAGATGTGGTTTTGCGCTGAGACGTTCTTGCACAGGAATTGGCGGATGAACTCTCCCTCCGGCAGCTGGGCGCGCATTTCCAGCATGAATGCCTGGTTGAGTATTCCCATTTCCATGCCCAGGTAGACATTAACGATCGGCAACAGGTGATATTGCTTGGAGTCGATCAACTGCTGGAGCACGTCGGCTCCCTTGAAAACGCCTGTTACCCGGATCTGCGGCTTGAATGAGATGGCTTTATCGGCTCCCATCCGCCGGGCGCCGCCCAGCATTGGCAGGAACCGGGAAAGCAGCCTGTCTGCCGGCATGTCGTCGATCTCCTCGATAGAGGCGTAGCTGATCGCATCGCCGTCAATCTGGCTCATGATCCCGTAGGCACTGGCCTTGCTGCCGTTTACAAACTGATATTTTGTGTCGGAGAGCTGCTCGCGGCCGCTTTTGTGGACGATATAACCTCGCAGCATCGGCGATCGCCGGATGGCGTCAGTGTGGTAATTCAGGTTGGCCTGCGCCTGCTGCAGCCGCGGCGCCACAATGCCTAGCTCCTGGGATGCCATGGTCGCGTTATGTTTGAGCGCGTGAAGCTCTTTTACTGCAGTTTTTCCGGTGCGCCGGCAGGAAACGTCGATGGTGTTGGGATTTGCATCCATCTCCAGGCATTTCAGAACCTGCACCGGGTCGAGTTCGACGTTATGCACATGCTTGTGCCATAACGCGTGATCATCCTTGTAGCGCAATAGCTCCTGCTCAGCGCGGTATGCGACGCGCGCTCGTTCGCTGGAACTGACGCGAATCACCGTTGGCCGCCGCTTTCCTGCTGATACTCGACCAGGATAGGATCGGTATCGGTCTGTTTATTGGCTCGCATGACTTTTTCGGCCATCGACTCGAGTATCTGCATGGTGCGTTGCCGGTAAGCATCCACACCCTCCCGGGATTCCTGTTCATGGGCAAGGCGGCCTACCTCCTGGTCTTCAGACTCGATAACTTTCTGGGTCATCCCCATATCAGCCAGGGACAGATTGGCGCGGGTGAGCAACTCGCCGAGAGGCCGAAATAAAGGGTGAGCGGATATATCCTTGATGATTTTGCGATCGCCATGCTCATCAATGTATTCCGCGATCACTAATCTCTGGCTTTCCTTATCTATGTACCATTGCGGGGCCTCGATCTTTACGCCATCCCCTACAATCGTTTGGATAATCTGCTGCACCACGGCCAGGACCGACGCCTGAAGATCGGAATAAATACCCATCAAATGCTTGGGATTGCGCTGCTCGAAGGCGGCGTGATGCAGCATGAACAATTCAGTTTTTTTAACGCAAGCAGGCTGCGAGGCACAAAAAATGCGATTGACATCGCACGTCACGCAAAAGGCGTAACCATCAGGCTTGGCAGGGAAATAAGTTGCGGTGCGGGCCGATAGCCCATGTTTCATCGCGTTGAAGCGCGTGCGCTGTGATTCTTCTTTGGTAGGATGCCCTTCCAGGTTAGCGGCTGTTGCCGCCTTCCCTTCTTCCGTACGTGGGCCGGTGGCATTCGCCCAGGCCTTCATCAGGCCCTTTTCCCAACCCACCTGCTCGCATTCCGTGCCGCAATGCGGGCACTCGCCGTGATAGGTGAAAGGGTGATGTGTCAGATCAGGAGTATCTTCAATACGTGACGGCTCAGCCTTGAACGTGCGATAGCACGGCGAGCAGTAAAAGGTAATCTCTGAAAGGGGCTTGGAGCGGTCTATAGCCATGGTGCGCAGTATTGCGTATCACGGCAAGCCAGAAACAGGGAGGATTGCGGCGTTCAATCGTTACGCCGCGCGCTTTAGAAAGCG